ATGGGATTCTTGCCTCATGTCTTTAAGTCCATCTACTCCATCTGCTAACATATTAACCATGTTAGCACCTTCCATATCAAATGCCGCTACTGCTAATCTTAACTTTTCTTGTTCTGATGATGCACCTTCTATTGCCTTCATATAATCCATAAAGACATCATTGATATTTCGCATACTACCATCTTGGTTTTTGATTGATATACCAATCTTTTCTAGGTCTTTTGCTAATACACCTGATCCATTTGCTGCTTCACCTACTCGTCTACTGAATCTTTGTAATGAAGTATCTAATGAATTTGTTGCCATTCCTGATTGTTCAGCAGCAAATCTTAATTCTTGTAATGCATCAGTTGCAAAACCTGTCTTATTTGCTACTTTACCAATGGCATCTGCCGCACCTAAACTATTTTTAACAATGGCACCAAAGCCTACAATTGATACACCTGCGAGAATACCTTTAAATTTACTGAATACTTTGCCTGATGCTTCTACTGTCTTATTTGTTTTCTTTAACTTATTTTGTAGATCATCAATACCCTTTAAGGCTTTTCTTACATTTAGATCAATATCATATACTAATTCTGCCATTGCTATTTCCTTATTTTCGCATTATCTTTTTGATTAAACTATTGATATAATCAGTAGTTGGGTTTGTCATACCATCAGGTGCTTGTTTAGACCATCCTACATTTAAGTAAGATGCATATTTGTAACCACCTTTGATTTTATGTCTGCCTTTTGAACCAATTAATTTAGTATGCTTTCTTGCATATCCTGTATCAATAGGTGTAGTTTTCTTGAAGAACTTATGGGCTTTTTTAGGTATTGCTAATAAACCCTTTTCTATTTCTTCTAATGATGGCGTGATTTTATCTTTCTTAACTGCTTTACTTGTCATGATTTCACCTGTTTAACTGCATCTTCTAATGTATTTATATCAAAATCATTATGTGGTTTCTTGTCATTTTGACAATGCTTTTCATAAGCCAAAGATAAATCCATACAATATAAATCAATTGTATTAGCATTGGTTAATATTTCAGAGGGAAGTTTATGATAGCGAGTTGCCATCATATCTATCATTACTACTTGTGATAATTCAGGGCTGTCAGATTTTACTTCTGACTGAACTACTTTCCCAGTAATTCAACTACTTTGCCTACGACTTGCATTAATATCTTAGTTGGTAAAGTTACTTTTTTATTAATAATAGGTTTGCCTTTTTCATCTAAAACAATTTGGGTTACTGTTTCCATAATATTACCCATATCATTATCACTAATAGATGCTAATTTAACAAATACATCCATTGGTTGTCTGTCCCAAGTATGAAATGTCAATGCTTCACCATATTCTTCTATAACTTCTTCACTATCTAATACTACTTCAATTAAAGTAGGTTCACCTGCTAATTCACTTAATTTCATCTGTTAATCCTCTTTTATGTGGTGAATAATCGCTAATATAAACTTTAACCGATTATTCGCTTTATCAATATCTTCTTGTGCATGACTTAATTCAGATAATGATTTTGCTACTTCTGCCTCCATAGACTGAAGTAATTCTTGTTTGGTTAAATCTTCAAATCTCATATAATATAAACCCCTCAATTAAGAGGGGGTTAAACTACTTAAACAACTGTACCTTGTGTAAAGTCTCCACTAACATCGATAGTTACTGGTGATACCCATACTGGTGCATCTGGATTTACTGTAGGACTCATTCCTGTAATATATCCTGTTGCTTCAACATACTTGTCGCCTGATGCTGTACCTTGCCAATAAACACGAACATCTACTTCTGTCTTGTTATTAGATAGGTTGAATACACCATCTGCATCAGCACCTGTACCAACACCAGTTCCATAGAATGTTGTTGGGTCAAGTACCATATTGAATGTTACTTGGTTTGTTGCTGTAGTAGATACTACAAATTCTGAAGTAGTATCTAATTGTTTCCAACGGTATTGTCCGTTGCTGTTATTAACTGTTACATCTTGCAACCCTGGTAGTGTAATACTATCAGTATCTAAATCGCCTGTATGTGCAATTTTGATTGTTGCGAAGTTGCCAGTTCCTGCTACATTAATATTTGCCACTGTTTTTCTCCTTAATTAATTGTGGTAAACCGATATAAAGCCTGTGTAACTAACATATCACCTTCATAAGAAGTGGTAATATCAACTTCTTTATCATATGAATTGCTAATTAAACTAGTATCTTTTGTATCGGATAATACTTGTTTCATTGTATTATAATCTGCTGGTAGAGTTTTCGCATCGTTTGATACATATACCCTTACTTGTGTAATGGTTTTCATTACATCATTGCCATTTAAGACTTGAAGTACAATTTCCTGATCTGTTTGATCTTCATCAATATAGATTACTTTTGGGTTTAGTGAATAAAGTGGTTCTCCATTTTCTAACCAAGGTAATTCCGTTGATACATTATATGCACCTAATGTTTCACCTTGTAAATGTTGAACTATATTATCTCTCATCGTACCATATGTAGGCTTGGAAGGGATTGTAGAACTTCGTCATCTTCAACTGATCCAGATGAATCTTCATCATACCAGTCTCCATCAACTAATAATTCTTCAAATAACTCCAAGAACCTACCCCTGTAGTATTCTATTTTGTTGTAATCCGCACTGGAATCATCAAAGTTAGATGATTTAGGTAAAATATACTGATGCATTGCAAAATATACACATAAATCAGTAAAATCTTCCTGTCTCATTATCTTTGTTGTATCCAATGGATCTGGATCATTAGATCCTGAATAAGCCTTCCACCAATCACTGGCTTTTAACTTATTCAGGATTCTTGTTGTACTTCTTTGTAAGTTGATTTCTATATCTAATGATGTTATGCCTTCATTAATAGCAAACAGTCTATCTTCGATGTTTAATACATCTTGATATTCTGCAAAACTAACTACCACATTATTTTGTGTTATGAAGGCCATTATAATCTACTAAGCCGACTTACCAATTAACTGTACACCAGCAGCGGCATTAATAACACCACTACCTACGACAGCAGAAACTACTAAATCAGTAGCCTTACCTTTTGCAGAACGCTGTTGTTCCACTTCAATACCGCCTCGCATTGCAACACCTAATGCCTGTTTAACGAATACTGCACCTGTTGATTCTGGATCAGTACCTGCATCAGCACCATCAGCACGGCCTACTGCACTTGATTCATATACATCAACACCTGCAATACTACCAAGGTAATATGCACCTAGTACTCGTTCACCACCGGCTAATGTACTTGCTAATGCAGTCTTAATTGGTAATGCTTGTAGTGGATTTAGTACACATGCATATTGACCTACATAGCCAGCCGCACGAAGAAGTGAGGCACCTCGCATTACATCAGCAATGCCTAAATCAGTAGTTGTATCACCTACTGTACCACCAGTGAATGAACCAAAGTTACCAAATGCCGCTTCATCAATACCCTGTGCTACTGCTAAACCTGCTTGTAAGCCTAAATCATTGATTAAGTTTGATGCAGTTGCACCTTCTTCCATATCTTTGATTCGGTTATAAACACCTAATTCTGCCACTGCAATTGATGCTGATGTTGCACCTGTTGCTGCATCAGCAAATTCATCTGATCCGTTCTTTGCCCCAGCAGTCATGCCTGCATAAATTGGCACTTGAACTGTATTACCTGTTCCTGGTGCAACATTGTAAGTTGTACCTACTACTCGTGCAATTGAGTTTTCATATGTAGCGAACTCTGCCGCTGTGATTAATGTACCAATCATTTGGTCGTTAATTGTATTTGCCATTGTCTTTCTCCTTGTATGTTAAATGGTCTACATCAAACCGTTATCTGCTTGATGTTGTTTATACTTGGCCCTATCGGAAGCCTTTGTCATATCTAATTGAGTAGGATCAAATGTTGTACCATTTGTATTTGTTATGGTACTTGAACCACTACCCTTTGGACCTGCTTGAACAAAATGTGGATTTGTTTGCAAAAATTCATTGACCAGTTCACTAACCTGCATTGCATCACCGTTTTCAGTGTATCTTACTTGATTAGTTGTTGGGTCTAGTACTTCTACATTACCACTATTAAGTTTAACTTGCCCTTGTAATAATTGAACAACTTGATTTGGATTAATTGCATTTTTGGCAGATGCCTCATTTAATAATGCACCATTAATCTTAATATCTCGTAATTCATTATTCAACGATTGAATTGTTTCATCTTTTTTAGTAACGGTTTGTTTTAATATATCATCAAACTCACCCCTTGCTTTTTTAGATTCCAATTCTCGTTCCTCTTCTGCATTTATTAATTGATTATATTGGTCAATATCAATACCAGAATATTTCTTTTCGTATTGATGTTTAACCCTATCAACTCGTTGTGCGATGAGTTTATTCACATCTTCTTGTGTGAATGTTGCTTCCTGATTTTGTGAAGTACCAGTATCTTCATTTTCCATATTTTCAGTGTTTGTTTCTGACATTATTTTACCTCTTATGTTTGGAGTAAGACCGGGTATTATCCCGTATTGTTTCGTATAAGTTATTTATACAAATATATTTGTGATATTGTTTATAGAAGGTCATAAGTTTTATTATGGGGGGTATAAGAAACTACAATTAGATTTATTTTTATATGTCTGTATAATAGATACCAGTTAAAGCAATAATGCATTAACAAATTAACTAAAAGGATATACAGATGGAAACTTTTACAATTGAAGCAGTAGCAGGTGATATGGGACCTAATGGAATAAGTGTTAAAGCAACTAAACGTGATGTTGATGTTAAACATTTTGATCTCGTGAATGAATATATTACTGCTACTAAAAAATATGTGGAGTGGTGCCTGGAGTTTGCAACTGCGGACAGAAAAAATATGACACAGGACGAATTAGATACTCTAAATAATAAGAGTATCAAAAAGACTACAGATCATTATACTCTGTATAATAAGATGATTGCGGCCGGTGCATTTGAATGTAAGTGGGATGATCGTAGTACATGGGAGATTACTGGAGTTAACTAACAGGTTCTAAATGATGACGGCAGTTATAACCCCCTCTATCAATGAAGGGGTCACTGCCTGATTTACCATTCCAAGTTGCCGTCCATTGGCTTACTAGTTCTTCCTTGGTGTATTCATTACCTACATGATTCTCACAGAAAGCCCTTGTCTTTTCATCAGATGGACCTACATATTTCCATTTCTTAATACTTGCTTTATCACTTACATATTTCACTATAGTAGCAGTGCTTTTATAGAATGTATCAATTATAGTATTCTTTGGGTTTCCTATATTACTTTTTATAACATCAATTGATGTTACTATTGTATTTGCTATTGATGATCCTACTATTGATGCATTATAGATAGTTGAATTTAACTTTGTTTTAACTAATGTGGCTTGTTGTTGAAATTGAGATACAGCATTTTTACGAACATTATTCAGAACTCGTTTATCTATTTTAGTATCTTTCAAAGTAGGCATTGCTAATAATAATAACCAAGCCTCATTAAAGGATTCAACTGTTTCATTAACTACTGGTGTATATTCTTCTTGATATATTCTATCTATTTCAGTTTGAATAGTGATAGCATCAGAAGGTGTTATTGTTGTATAGTTAGATAATAAGGCAGTTACTTTAGTTTGAATACTACTTAATGCCTTATCAAAGGTTATTAGATAAGATTGATATAATTCTTCAACCTTTTCTTCATATGTCATACTAACCCTTCATCAGTGAATGTAGTAGTGTTATCAATTTCATTATTGATATCTGTTACTTCATCAAATAACAATTCAGCAATTTTCTTATGTAACTCTTTCTTAAATAATTCACTTTCAATACCTGATGCTAATGCTTGTTGGTAGAATTGTAAGTCGTTATATTTGTCACGAGTGTTAAATGAATTTGGATATTCAATTTTACCTTCCCAAGTTGTGCCTTGCATCATTGCTATTATTTGGAATACTTGTTCTTCTGCTAATTCTAAATTATCTGCTTTCTCTGCTAATCTTGAATTAAGTAATCTGAACTCAGTCTCCATTGCTACCCCCGACATTGTTTTACTTTCAATAGCACGAACTGCACCTACATTTGCCATACGATTAATGGCTTCTACTTTATCTACAATAGCAGCACGAATACTATCTAATGATTGACTAGATGGTTGTAATAGATATGGTTTTAACCCAGGATCTAAATCTTCTGGCATTTCTACAATTGCACCTGCACCTGAACCAGCACGAGTATGTGCGGTTTTTGCTAGTGATGGATGACTTGATAATCTAATAATTTGTTCTATTTCACTATTCTCATCAAAGATAGCCCTTTGCATATCTGCTATATCACCAATATCACTGATACCTACACCTGGTGTTAAACTTCTTTGTGCATATAATGGTACAGCAGTGATTTGATTATATGGGTTATCTACTGTTTCTGTTGTGACACTTTCACCTCGTACTGTTACTGTATCTGTTCTATCTTTATAATAGATTTTATATGTAGTGCTATCTGAATCTTTATGAGTTATTACTTTTAACATCTCTAATTCATATGAACCATTATCCAAACGAGTATACTTCCAATCTGTAATATTAGGAGGGGTAATAAGAGAGACATAAGGTCTAATTCCATTTTCTATTTCCTCTTGTCTTGTATTCACTTGTACATTAGGTCTATCAACTACTATCCAAGTATGACCATAAACAGATGCTAATATAGATGCTTGTTTAATGAATTGATCCCATGAACGACCATCTCTATCTGCATCTTCTAATAAATCAAGTAATATAGGATCATTCTCTAATGTTTCAAATAACCTTGTTGGTAATTCCGTATATATAAATGAACTATATATTTGTACAATAGATGCACAATGATTATCAAGTGGTGTTTGTTTAATTCTTGCAGTATATGCAGTATCAGTTTCAAACTTATACCTTGTTAGGTAGTTCTTGCTTTTGTATGTCTCGCCGCCAGAGTATGAATCCATATAGAATTGCCAATCTGATAATTGTTGTTTATAGATTGGATGTTGTTGTTCTAATGATGTATTTGTATATGTCATAATTCTTTCCTATTTCGTATTTAGCACTTTATAGTGTACCTACTCCCCAGGTTGATGTCTCATCGAATTCTGGTTGTTCTTTCTTAATTGGGAACAAGTATTCTACTTTATAGCCTACACCATCATTGAAGTGGTCATAGCCTGAATCTTTATCAGGTATTTGTGTACCTTCTTTATATGTTTGTTTTTGTAATCCATTAATAACATTTTTACATTTAGGATCAAATAATATCTTACCTGAATGTATTGCTGAATTAACTGCATTTATTCTATCCCTTACTGCTGGATGACGTCTTCTATATCTTACTGTGAATCCTGCATTTTCTAATATGCTAATATCTGTTCTTCCACCTGCTGATGTTCTTCTTTGCACTCCCGCTGGATCAGGGAATATATGTACTCTTTGATATGGATATCTATTTTTTATTTCTTGAACCAATTCATCTGTATTAGATGAGTATATTTGTATTTCATCAAAGAAGTGTAATCCAAAATCTGTTTTAGCAGATATTGATGCTGTAATGGGACTTATATTAAAGTCGGCCGCAATATAAATTGTTTTTAGATCATCGGGATTATCACGATAAGGTACAACATTATTATTAGTATCAAAGGCATAATATATTTGTCCAGCATATGTTTCAAAAGATGCTTCATATTCTTGTCTGAATGTTCTTTCATCTAAATCTTTCCTTGCTTGTTCTATTTCTTCTTCTGATACTCTGCCACCATCTAATGTAGTATATTGCCAAGATTGCCATTCTTTATCATCCTTAATTTGTCCTTTTTGGAACATATCATAAGACCAATTACCTTTACCTGCTGGTGTAGTAATAAACATAGCACTACCACCAGTATCAGATAATGTTGGTCTTAATACTTCTGTAAATGCTTCTTGTTTAGTGTATGAGAACTCATCCATAATAAGATAATTCAATCCAACACCACGAAGTGAATCAAAGTTATTAGCCCCTTTAATTCCAATAGTACTTCCATTTACTAATGTGATATTCAGTTCTGATTCATTAATTTGATCAATCCAATTTAATTCTCTTAACTTATTTTTAAGTGGTGTCCATACTGTTTGTTTGGCTTGTCTGAAAGTAGGTGCTACATAGAAAACTTGTTGATTTGGGAATCTTGCATATTTGGCTAATTCTCGCATTGCAAGATATGTTTTGCCAGCACGACGACCTGCAACGATTACCTTAAATCGTGCATTTGATTCATCAACATTTTTTTGCCAATCACTTAGGGGCATTTGACATCCATGACATTGTTAATATGCCAACCAATATAAGTGTTGTCAGCACTAAAGATACTGGGAGTATAGACAATAGATATTTTCGTATCATTGTAAAACTCTTCTGGGTCTTGGATTTTATATGGAATATTATATTTTTGTAATTCACTTTCTATCTCTATTGTTCTTGGGTTTGTTTGATTGCCTACTATTTTAAGCATCATCACTCCATGGTAATGGTTGTTTAGCATCATCATTTTTAACACCTGTATCTGATTGATCCAAGTAGTTCTTACCTAACCATATAAGCATTGTCTTATCACCTTTAAGTGCAATTTCAATTTGTTTACTACGAAGTGATTGTTTTACATCTATTTGTGCTTTCTTAATTGTATCAGTGAAGAACTTGTGTATAGTATCTCTTGATACTCCAAAGTATTTTGCCATATCTACAATAGGACAGAAGTACTTGGCTAATTGTGCCACTTCTTCGTGTGATATAACTACACCTTCATCACTACCTTTAGCATTTTGGGGTTTAATTAATAACCCTTTTTTAGTGATAGTATGTACTTGTTCTACTACTTTCTTTGTCATTATGCTGACCTATCTTTTAAGAAAATTCTAAAATACCTTTCATCAGTTAAGTTATTTGTAGTAGTGATTGTATTTGTTATTTTATAATCCTTACTTGTAGTACCACCTGATAACCATATAGTAGTTGTGCTATCAGTTGCATCAAATGATTGTGATGTCTTAATAACAGGATCACTATCACCTGAATATGTTTGTATGGTCCAAGTGCTTGATGCTATATTATCCGAATTACTAAGCCAATTACTCCAATCCAATGTGTAATCTAATGTGGCTTCAGGGTCTTTTTCTATATATGACCCTATCCTATCTGTTGTAAATCCTGTCATGGTTTTATCCTATTTCTAATATTCTATTCTCTGTTAGTACTTCTATTACTCTATCATCTATTGGCAATATTATATTTCTATTATCCGCTGGTATTACTAGATACCTGGTACTATATCCCTCTACACGACTTACTACATCTATTCCAAATTGGACTTGTAGATCATAGAATGAATATAATCTATAACCTGCTTTAATACTTGAACTAAATGATGATAATATATTAGTACCAGTTGATATTTGATTACCACCTGTAATATCAGTATCAAAATCAGAAGATATAGTTAATGCAAATTGTTTAGTATTAGAAGATAATATAGTTGATAAGAATGTATTATCTAGTACTAAGCCTGTTTGTGCATCCATATTAGCAGTAGCATCAAATGATGTGACAGCAGTTATATCAATAGGTGTTGATAATGTAGGACTACCTAATGCAGACCAATTCGTTATCATTCCTGCTGCTAATGATGATGATTTTGTTACTACTGGGTCAAATGTAATATTTGATGTTATATCAATTGGTATATCAGTAGTTAATAATCCGTATATACTACATTCATAACTTGTGCTAGTACTTGTATCTAATAATGCAATAATTTGATTATTAGCAGTAGCATCAAATGATGTGCTAGTAGTTATATCAATAGGTGTTGATAATGTAGGACTACCTAAAGCAGACCAATTGGTTATCATTCCTACTGCTAATGATGTTGATTTTGTTAGTAGTGGTTCAAAAGTTATATTAGTTGATATATCTATTGGTATATCAGTGCCTAATAAGCCGTATATACTACATTCATAACTTGTACTAGTACTTGTATCTAATAATGCAATAATGTTATTAGAAGCAGTAATAGATGTGTTTGTAGTTGTGTTTAGATCCAAGTCACCATTAACATAAACAATAATAGTTGGTTCAGTAGAAATACTGAAGTTTGCTGTTGTTGTTAATTCACCTTCATGTAGAAGATGTGCTATTTCAAGTGATGCTTCTAAACTGAAGTTAGCAGTAGTATCTAATTCACCTTGTAGTGTCCAGGCTGATTGTATTAATTCAGCAGCAATAGTGAAATTAACATTAAGGATACCATTAGTGATATAGTCATCTTGTTCATTAAGATAACCATCTTCCACATAATTTGTTAGTACCCCTGATATTAATGCCATTTATTACGCCAATGAAATAGTCAATGAACCAGTACTGATTTGGAATGTATCACCATCTGTAACTGTTTTTGATACTGTTAATGCACCATAAAATAATAAGTTACCTGCTTGGTCATAGATACCTGCATTATTAACTAATCCCCAATCACCACCTGTGGCAGTAGGGAATGTAACATCTGCTGTATTTGTTGCTGATCCACCTGTTGATACACCAAAAGTAACATCTGTTCTTGCATATCCATTTCCTGATACTTCTGTTACTGTGCCTGCTTCACCATCTGCTACTGCTGTGAATAAACCAACTTGTAAATTAGTTGGTGAGGCGAAATCTCTTGTGCCTTCACCTAATATATGATCTAGTACTTCGTTTTCTAGATAGTCTGTTGCTGCTGTCATTACTTTCTCCTTAATTAATATCTGTAATTTGTGTAATTGATGGGCTATTATCCCAATTCATCATATTCCAAGTATCTTCGTCTGTTTCAATTGTAATGTTGAGGTTATCTATACCTACAACCATCACTCTATCAGGTATTTGATTTAATTGAGTTAATATTGGTGTTGATAAACTTGCGTCTTTTAATGTTAATTGTTTCTTCATTTTACTTCCTTTATACTCCTAATGCTTCAAATTCTCTGAATATTAAATCACCTATTGTTCTGTATTTAATTACATAAACCGAGTGATTACCTACTGGTGTTGGTAATACTACTCTGTTATTTGCTAAATCAACCCAACTAGGTGGTGTATTAACATTACTAACTGTTGTGTTTGTGTGTGCATCAGGGAACATATTTGTAATTGTGGTTGTTGCATTTGGCCATGCCATATCCAATTTCATTATAAATTGAAACTCTTGATATGAACTAAATCCTAATTTATCAGGTCTAAACGGCCCATTATCAATCCAAGTATTATATGTACCATCACATAATGGCATAGTAAAATCACCTCCTGGTGGTGAATTCCATGGTGCAAAATTCAATGTGTATAACCCAGGTGTATATTCATTATCAATTAATAAATTCCAATATGCATTATTATTTCCATCTGACCAACCTGTATAACTTGATGGCATTGATATCATTGGTAATGGGAAAATTATACGACCCCCAATGAAGGCTTGATCATTAGGATTGGCATATCCTGGATCTACCTCCATTATATTATATGAATATACAGTGTCACCTTGTTGATCATTACCTACTACTGTATGTGTTAAACCAACATTATTCCTACCACCCCAACCCCAATCATTGTTATTATAATCATTAATAGCATTTGATTGCATCCATAATTCTAATGATGGGTTCATATTTGGATTGTTTAAGTTCCAAGTATTATTATGATCACGATATGCTTTGAATATTGTTGCTTTATGCTCTAGTGGGTGGTTAGGGTAATCATTAATTCGTATATTTAAGTGTGGGTCGGATTCTGTTATTGTTGTACTTGGATCTGCACCATCAATAGTAACTGCATCTGTGAATGTACTTCCACCACCTCTACCTTGATCACCTGCATCTATTTGTAATATACCTGTTGATGTTATTGCTTTACCAATTGAATGTACTGCACTACCATCTGTTGATAGTACCAATGTGCCATTTGGTGCTACTGAATAATCAGCATCTACTGTTAAATTAGTATGTACATCTGAATATGAACCTAATAAATTAACTTGTTTTGTTTCACCCAATAATCCTGTTTCTTGTAATATACCATAAGGTGTAACATCATTAATATTTGATGTTGTTGTTGTTGATGAATGTGTATAATGTCTTACTGTTGGGTAATTCTGGTTCTCCATTGATTCTGTGGCAAGTATCATTCCATTATGTGCTTCTACATAAGTCCAATCGGTATTATATGAACTACCTAGTTCACTGAATACTGTTTCGCCTGTTTTAGTGATTGTATTTGTAACTCTATCTATTGTTAAACTAAATGCTACTCTATGGCCCTGGCCCATAGTTGTTCTATCTTTACCCATTACAAATATCTTTGTATTATCATTAGGATCAAAATAGACTGTTCCTTTACTAGTCCCCCCTACTGCATACGACCAGGAGAGTGGTGTCCCTCCTGTACTATTGTATGTATCATTTATAACACTAAAGTATGAACAGAATGTCTGAGGATATTCCTGATCCCTTCCATTAACCATTACGAAGTGATCTGGGTTATGTGGATCTGGCACTACTGATAATATATCTTTTTGATATGGGAGTGCTGTTTGATCACCTGCATCTACTGATACAGTCCAGTTATTATCATCATTTGATAATCTTTGTAATCTAATTTGCCCTGATGATTGGTGATTATATAAAATAAACCAAGATCCATTTGAGGTTAGTATTGGTTGTATATGATCACCATTTGATTGTATATCTGGTAATAATCCTGAGTTCTTCACTTCTAATGCAGGGCCAAAAGTAGGTGTCATTGAGTTCTGTGTGAATTTACCATATGATATATAAACAGCATTACTATTTTTATCATTATATATTGCCATAAATCTTAATGATACTGGATCCGTATATGCACTGATACCTGCTGCTTCTACATTCGCTAATGTATAATGGCCACTATCATCACCTGTCCAACCATTATCGGAATAAGGTACTTTCTGTACTCTTGCTGTTGGGTACCAACCTGTACCTACAGTGTTACTCCATCCATTTAATTTATTGATCGAGAAAATATGACTAGCATCACCTATATGTAATCCTCTTAATGCTGCTGCTTCTAAATTGGGATCGTACACATCACCTTGAGTGCTTATACCCCAAACAGTACCATCTGCATTTAACCCAAACATTGTCATTTTACCTTGATGACCAAATGCAATAAGATCACCTTTCGTTGCTATGCGTGAACCGCTAAAGTAAATTTGAGATCCAAAACTATCTAGTGGTGGATCACCACCAGTAGCATCCCCTCTACCTGGATTATCAGATGGTACTGGTATTTGATTACCTACTTTACCTACTGTTCCATCGCCTGATATATGAACTACATCACCTGCATTCATATCATAATCTAATGTGAAGTTATCAAATAAATTACCACCAGTAGCAGCACCTCCACCACCTCCACCTGATACGGTTGTTGCTATCCATTTAGATGTAGCACTATCCCAAGTTAATGATTGCCCATCTGTTGGGGTAGGTGCATTTAAGTCTATTAGATCATTAAGATTAGAAGTTGTGATATCTTCTATTTTATCTGTATTGAGGTTTGTGAAGTTAGCATCCAACTCTTCGTGTGATAATGCTGACCCTTTTGCTAATCTTGTAATAATTGTTGACATATATTATTTGTCCTGTTTATTCTGCAATAACTGGTATATTTGATCCAGTTGTTCTTCTATTCTCTTGAATGTATTGTTATAATCTTCTTTCAATACATAAGTTTTTGGTAAATCTACTTCGCAAGTTGTTATTCTATTTTCTAATGATTTTAGATCATCTATTATTCGTTTTACGAAAAACCCAACGGGTATAAGAACAAGTGTGATGAATATTTGCCAAATAAGTGCTATATCTATGGGATTTTCCATAATACTTATTTAGTATAAAATAAAAAACCCCTGACTACCGTTGTAGAAAGGGGAAACCGTGGGGGATGGTTTTTTAACTTATATCTAATTCTTTTACACTGAATGCATCAATGTTAAACCTTTTATTCAATTTCTCTGCTTGCATATTCGCAGAACCTTCATTCATATATACCGTTTGTGTATATCTTGGTGAATAAATTGGGTTTTCAACTTTTACATTACATATTTTATTATCATATAAAACTGCATATACACTACTTGCTTCTATAACTTTAGTAGTTTTGCGTGTATCTTGATTGGTTATTTCATTTAATATTTTTCCTGTTGGTCTCATTTTATTTCCTCAAAGATGGTGTGATATGTATTTGGATCTGGTCTTGGACTAAACCCATAATTCAAAACATATTCAGGTTCGTGTATATAATGGTTGAACTCATTTACTACTTGAATAACTAATTCAATCTGTTTATCACTAAAGTTCTTTCTATGATTAATACCAGTAGTAGTTGTATGTTGTTCCAATATCCCTTCTATAAATGTTTTTTGGCTATTCCACTTCTGATCCTGTGGGGCAAACCCCCATTTGCTTGATCGTTTAGTAAATGTAGGATCATTCTGTTTATATTTGTATAATGCTTCCATCTTAATAATAATATCTGTATGATCATTTACTGACATATCATAATATGTAGTATTCGCTGTTGTTATTTTTTCTGTTAATTTAATTTTCTTTTTCATAGTTATTTCCTTTTTGATTGTTTATTGTGGTTGGTTTTACCTATAAGGGTGTCGCACTTGAAGTTCTTTTTCTACCCTAATGGCTTGACCTAATTCAGCATCTGATGGTTTACGGATTATTGTTAATATCTTATAATCTTCCCCCAATAATGCAATTGCATCATTAATATTATCCTGTACTTCTTCCTTATCATATCCTGTCAGCCTGTTAAGAACTATTGGCTTATGATCAGGGTTGGTGTCAGCAATAATAGCAATATAATCATATACTATCCTCGTTGGGGTCATCTTTACTACTGCTTCTTTAATTCGGTCATTCATTGTTTTCATAGTATTATCCTTTTAAGTTTAAGTTGTGCCTATTATATTATATGTGTGTATTTATGTCAAGTAAATATGTGTACAAAAAACCCCCCTATAATAAGGGGGTTTATTATTCATCCTTATACACTGGATTGTTCAATATCTCGGATCACTAAAGGGTCCTTAGGATAACCATAATTTTGTGTACAAAAAACCCCCCTATACCACCAGAATGTTTCTTCGGGGATATGTTGTGTCCCGGCTTCATCTATTTCGAAGACAATATTGTCTTCGAATTCATATGTCATGAAACACTTGCCCGTTTTACTACAAAAACCACTATCTTTTCTTACCTGATTCGCAATATCAATTAAGTCGTTTTGTGTAGCATCAGGGAAACATTGTTTTAGAATGGCTGTCTTGCAACCATTAAGTTCATCCGTTAGATGATCTAGAAAAGTTGTATCAACCCTAGATACTTCCCCATTTTCATCATAGAAGATGAACCATCGTCCCAGATCTTTGCCAGGCTCTTGATACTGATTGTAGATCACCCTGCCATTTTTAGTATCGACCCAATAGTGCCCTTTCTCAGTATTATACATTCCTAATCTTCCACCTAATTCAGGATCTGTAGATGCTGCAATGCATAATAATCCTGATCGAGTAGCATCAGGATAGCATCGCCGTAGTATAGTTACTACTTCAGCCATTCTTTCAGCATCTGTTTCTGTAGGTGTTGATGTAAGAATATTAGTTAGTACTGTTTTAGTTTTATTAATTTCATATAATTCAATTGCTGATTTTAAGTTATTATTCAATGTTAAGTTTAAGTTGTTAAAGTCTTTCATCTGTATTTCCTTTTAAGTTTAAGTTGTTTAAATTCATACCATTGTACTTGCTAATTTTTCATCAAAGAAGTGTAATCCGACCGGTTGGGTATTGATTTCCTCATCGTTGATTAGAACGATATAGTCTTTATTAACAATTTCTACTTTCGCTTTAGTATCTTTAGCGATTTTAGCAGCACACTTCCTAGCATCTTTATCAGTCAAGCCACTTCCCTTTAATAAAGGCTTGATTGCGGTAAGTGATATTACCGCAATGTCACCAGGGGGAACTATAGCCAATATTTTTTTAACATAGTTAATTGTAAGATCAAAGTCTTTCATCTGTATTTCCTTTTAAGTTTAAGTTTAAGTGTTAATGCATTATTGCCTTAACTGGTATCTATTATACATACATATAAATTATATGCAAGTATTTTTTTACTAATTATAATAAAAAAAACCCCCTGACTACTTGAGGTAGAAAGGGGGATATTAGGATTAACTAGCCAAACTCCACTTGCCAGTATTACTGGATACACTGGTAGGTGTATGATCAAAGAACCTACCCCTGTAGTATTCTATATATGGTGCAGCATATTTGCGAAATACAACCTTGTTTGGGTCATTGAGTTTATTATCTTTAATTTCATCAACATCTTTTTGTTTAATGCGATGACTATATTCCTCATCTGAAAACTCAATCTTATCTTCATTACCTTTATATGGAATGGTAAACATACTCCGACTTTTATTGATCTCAACCCCATTATATTGTTCATCTGCTATCTGTGGTTTCCAAGCAGTAAAGTTATTTATATACACTGGTAGGTATATGGTTCTGAAAAAGACTGTCTTGTCGGTTACTCGTGTTACTTTAACATTAAAGTAACTACCGGTAAAAGGTGCATGATATTTTATTATTTTTCCTGATAAATCATCCTCAATTTTATACCATTCACCGACTTTATACGGGTTTTCCCCATTAAATTTTGGCTTCTGTATCTTTTTGTCTTCACCAATCTTAACCATCAATGGTGCAAGTGCTGATCGCAAATCTTTTTGCGAGTTGATATCACGAAATACATCAGAGACCTTACTTTCTTCAATTTCAATTAATGGTCTTACTTGCTTCTTACCCTGTAAGACAAGAAAAGTTTCATTGGTCTCGGTTTTTAGTAGATCTAACTCGTCTTTGGTAACAACATAAAACTCAAGCCTTATTTTTTGTTGGGTGGCTTTGATGCCATTGTCAATTGCACCTTGTCGAAGGAATTTTGCTGCACTTTGATTGATTCGTTTAACAGATCTGTTTAATGAATTTTCCATACTATCCCAATCAAGTCTTGTACCAATATAATATTCTTCCATTAAATTCATACCATATTCTCCGCGTTGATTAGAACGATAAAGTCTTTATTAACAGTTTCTACTATCGCTTTAGTATCTTTAGATATTTTAGTAGCACACTTCCTAGCATCTTCATCAGTAAAGCCACTTGCCTTTAAAAAAGGGTAGTAGTTGTATGTTGTGTATCTACTATCCCTTCTATACTTGATTGGGGAAAGTGATATTACCACAAGGGCACCAGGTGTAGTCATTGACAACATTTCTTTAACAAAGTCAACTGCATCATTAATTTCATCCTGTGATAATAAGGTTGGTCTTGACCTTCTTACCGAATCTGATATTGTAATTCGTTGATGGTAGCCTGCATTTTCTAAATCAAAATTATTCATCTGTATTTCCTTTTAAGTTTAAGTGTTAATGCATTATTGCCTTAACTGGTATCTATTATACAGACATATAAATTATATGCAAGTATTTTTTTACTAATTATAATAAAAAAAACCCCCTGACTACTTGATGTAGAAAGGGGGATATTAGGATTATATATGAATGCAACCAGAAGTCACTATCAAATATGTTGTAACACAGGAACTAAAAGGATCTCATAATATGGCTGTATTATAAAAAAACCTGTATTACAATGTTATTTATCCAATTAAATAACATACGGTTATTATATCACTTTAATATCTATTATTCAAACAAATTATCAAAAATTAAATCATCCTCTGATTTTTTTGATTCTGTGCCATCGAATCTATTATCATTACTTTCTAATGCTAACTTATCATCGAGTATTTCTGAATAATTTTTAATATTTTCATTTTGGATTCTATCTGCAGCAATATCACAATATTTTTTGCTTAAATCAATACCCAAGTAATGGCGATTAATTTTACTCGCTACAAATGTTGTTGTTCCTGCACCATTAAATGGATCTAATATTATGTCATTTTGAAATGAAAATAATTTTAATGCCCGATATGCTAATTCTGGTGGAAACATAGCAGGATGTCCATATTTTTTCATCCTTCTTTCGGGTGCAATATTCCATTTAGCATCAACCCAAGTTTTAAACTCGTTACCAGTGATATCAATATTAGAACTATCACCTTCATGTTTTAAATCGCCTTTACAAAATACTTCAAGATATTCCCAAGTATACTTAAAGTATGGAGAAGATGGACTTTTCCACGATCCCCATGCAGTATAAGCACAATTCCTGTGATTTTTTTCCCATAATATTTCTGCTTTCCATATAAGACCTCGTTTAATAAACCCATTACTTATTATATGATGACTTGGAATATATTCGCTAAAAAAAGGTTGTATATTTACAATTATTCTTCCACCAAACTTTATCACACGAATGCATTGGTCAAAAACCTCCCATAAAGTATCAAAATATACATTCCAATCTACATCATCTTTATGTGTATCATATTCCATATCAAAGTTATATGGTGGACTTGTAAAAACCAAGTCAACACAATTATCAGGTAACTTTTTTAATACTAATAAACTATCTTCATTAATAATAGTATCAATGTAATTATAAGGAAAAATATTATTTGTGGTTGAGAACTTATTACTATAAGTTTTATATCCATTACTCATCTGT